GAGTCGGAACCCACGAGGGAAGCCGCTCTACGCCCTCGCTCGCCAGTTCTGCGCCAATTTCGGCTGCAAAGTACGGGGCCATTCCAAACGCTATCGGACTTGCAGCAAACAAGCCAAGTTCAAGAGCTTCCATCTTAGTCAATCCCTGCGCCGCTTGCGCGCGCGGGTCGTCTGAACGCGCTCCACTGAGACTGCGTATCGGTGACGGAGAGCCGGTCTGAGCCTCAAACTGTTCTGAGGACTGCCCGATAAACGATGCGAACGTCTCGGGGTCGGCAATCGTTACGCCGTTCTGGAACCCTGCTGCACGTCCGAGTTCGTCTGCGGTCTGCTCTGCGAACGAAGCGAACGACTCTGGGTTGTCCTCTTGAAGCGCAGCCGAGAACGGGCCGAGGTTCTGCTTGATCGTTCGCAGCCGACGACGTGCGGCTGTTGCGTCATCGCTGAACGGATCGTGGCTGGGAGTGTGCGGCATACGCTAGTAACCGAATTGAGCGCGGGATGTAAGTCCAGGGGTCGACTGCTGCGACTGTTGCGCCAGCCCTCGTTGTGGGTTGAAGTCGTTAGTTACGAAGTCCTCAAACGACTGCGGTGTCTGCCCCCGCCTGAGACTCGACCCGAGGTTCCCGAGGAACTGGTTGAACGTCGGGACGAACAGTTCGCTCCCTTGCTGCTGCGCCTGTCGTGTTGGCTGGAAGACGGACTGAAACAGCGCACGACGCCCCAGATCATCCGTCTCGAAGAAGTCCGAGAAGATCCCTGGGTCGAAGTTCTGCACCGGCATAAGCTAACTGACTCCAAGTGCGTTAGCTGCGAACTGAGCGAAGTTACCTTGCGGTGCTGTCTGGAATCGCGTCTGAAGTTCCGCGTTCGACGGAGTTCCGTACGCCGACGCAATGCTCCCGATACGGTTACGGGATGCCGCGCGAGCAAGGTTGAGAATGAGCTTCGCATCGTCCGTAAACGACCCCGTGTCACCAAGAACAGTTGGGTTCAAGAACTGTTGGTTCTGAAGACTTGGATCGCTCTGAGAGAGCAAAGCACTAAATACGTTTCCTGCAGTCTGGTCGATGTTTCCAAAGCCGCCTTGTGCATTTAAGAAGCCGGTGAAGTTTCGGTCAATCGCCTCTGGATTAAGTCCCGACTGAAATTCTCCACCGGCAAGTTGTTGCCCGATGGACTGCGCTGCTAGGGCTGGCGCAAACCTTCGATCAACTGCGCTTCTCCCAATGCCGGTTGCGTTCAATCCTTGATCCAGAGCAAAGTTACGGAAGATACCTTGCTGCCGCTGCAAGTTGTCCAGATTCATCTTTGAGAGAGCCGCCGCATCAACGGCTGGCGTGTTTGCGAGAAGAGCGGCCATTGCCTCTGCCTCTCCAGTGTTCGACGTCTCGCCTAGAACATTGAACGCGCTGAAATCGCCAACGGCAGGTGCGGCATCTGCGGCGGTTGTGGCGGTTGCGGCATAGGTTGGTTGGTCTAAACCTGCTGCAAGAGCATCCCCGGAAGCCCCTCCATACAGAGGCGGGGTAATGTCGATAGACGCGGTAGGAAGCGTCTCTCCAACAGCAACCATCCCTTCACCCGTTTCATCAACAGGATTCCCACTCCTACGAGCAAGCGCACGGGCTGTTGTTGAATCCGCGGCATAAACGTGGAGAATCCTATCGCCTGATCGAAACCTGAAATATGGCATAATCTATTCCCTTTAGTTCGGGACTAACCCGATGGCCTGAAGCCTTTGTGCTTGTTCGCTCTGCCCCTGACGGGGTTGCCCTGCGTTCGCTCCCGCAACGGGAGACGCCTGATTCCCAATACCCGTGACCTCTGCGACGCCCGGTGCTCCAGTTCCGGGATTACCAAGTCCTCCGGTAAGTGCCTGCTGCGGCCCTGCGCCTTGAGGCTGACCGGGTTGCCCTGCTCCGTTGGCTACCCCTATACCCTGCGCCATCTGCATTAATTGTGCAATCTGCACATTCATCTGCGTTGTTTGCTGAAGTGCAGTCAACTGAACTTGGTCGAATGTAATCGCCTGAAGTTGCTCGTCACCTGATTCTATCGTAGCGCGGAACAACTTGAGTATCTGCGCCAACGGAGTCGCCTGCCACGCAAGCGTCTGGTCGTTCTGTCTCGTAACGAAACCCGGATCGGGCATGTTCAGTATCTCTTCACGAATGAAGTCGATGTCGCCAAGCGGCTCACCGAACGAAGTCTGCTGCGACGCCATCTGCGCTATCGCCCAACGCTGCTGCTCGTCCTGCGGAAGTGCAAGTCGTAGTTCAACCTGGAGTCGCTGCCGATCCTTGATAGCGTCAGGCTTTATCAAACTCTGGAACCGCTGGCCCCGGAAGTCACGCCCGATCACTTCAATCGGCTCGTACTCGCCCGAGTCGTACTGGAACATCATCGTCTCAAGACAGTATTCCACCGCTTCCGCAATGGCTTCCATTCTCGGGATGACCTTCTGCTCGATGTTCAGTCCGAGTTGGCGTAGTCCTACTGCTGAGACGACCCCGCCTTCGTTAACGCCAAAGGCTTGTGGAGGAAGACTCCCGCCGAGTTCGTCGGTGCGAACGATCTGGTTGATGAGGCTTGAAGCGTTGTTCAAGTCCGCAGTCACCATGTTCGTCAGGGACTCGTCGTTAGCCGTAGCCAGATTGACGACGCTACCCGCCTCGCCCGTTCCGTCCTCTAGTTCAGTTTCGCCCTCAATAGACGAAAACACTTTCGGAGGGTCGGCGGCAAGGTGAGCAAGATGGTTGGCGTAAGACCCGAGGCGATTCTTCGTGTCCCAGATACCGCGGTTCTCGGCAAAGATAGACGAACCCTCTTGCAAGAACGGCTGGTCTTCCGTCTCGGTCGGGGATAGTGGCATCGTCGAGTCGGTCGCTACGACCGCAATCGGGAAGCGCGTCGTGAACAACTCTTCGGGCTTACGCGCCCACTTGCTGTTTACCAGAACGCCGTTCCAGTAAGTGAACGGCATACTCTCTTTATCGTCTTTGTCGAAGTCAGAGTTCCTGCGACGGAAGTAGATGTCGAAAGCGGGAGAGTGCTCGTTAAAGTCGTCGCCTAACTCTTCTCTATCGTCGGAAAACTTGAAGCCCGTAAATCGAGTCCGTATCTCTCGACGTGACTGGATCTTCCGTACAGCTACCCATTCAGGCTCTTCCGCTCCAAACCGCACAACCGTATGCCGTGGATCGAACGGGAGCATGTCGGGTACGGTGTCCCCGCGCTCGTTCTTGAGCAGCAGCCCTCTAAGAAAGATGCGACCTGTGCGAACGGTGCTGGCCCATGCGAGTTGGTTCTTCGCTTTGCCCTGTCCACGACGAATGAGTCGCTTGTCTGCGATGTCCCGGAAGCCGATGGCGAGTCGTTCGGCGTTGGAGTTGGCGTTCTCCTGGTCTTCCTTCTCCGTTGTGTACGGAATCCGAATCAACTCTTTGGTTGACTCAAGGAAGGCGATGATCTTTCCAGCGAGCACGCGCGGGTTATTAGTTGTATAAGCGTCTTCGGGTGCAATTACGCCGTCATTGTCTTCGTCGATAGCGTACGGTTTCAGACTCCAACGGTCGAAATCATCATCCATCAAGTCGTATAACGGCTGTATCTGTGAGAACTCTTGTTCTACAGCCTTGTTGAGACGCGTTGCCTCTGCCGTGGCTGAGCGCGTACTACGTCGCGTCTCTGAACGAGTATCGGTCGTCAAACTGCGATCCTACTCCGCCTGTGCTTGCGGGTGCTCACCTTGATTTTACGTCGTGCGGTGCCCGCCGTCGCAAAGCCGAACTGATGCACCATAAGATACACCAAAGCCTTTACTGCGTGATTGAAGCGGTCTCTGGGCCTGTCACCTACTCTGTCGCCTGCTTGAGACAGGTTCCATGAGTAGACTTGCGTGAGTTTCGTGAACGGATTCTCTGCTCCGCCCAGTTCTGAGATCAGCCCTTGAACACCTGAATCAATGACGATTCCGGGGATTCTTTTAATAGAGTCTATCGCAAGGAACGAATCGAACCGTCGGATGCCTGCTGGGATCTCGATGGTCTTCGGGCGGAACATCGGGCTGATGCCTGCGATCTTGCGCCATACCTCAACGCTTGGCGGGTGTGCGCCTGCACGCTGGTTGCCTGCCCTATCTATAACGGCAAATTTGATGTCTTTGAACCACGGTTTCCGCATCAGGATGTCCCGAAGAATGTCTTCCTCGTACATTTCCTGCTTGTATATCTCATCGAAGACACGAATCTGTCCGTCGACAATGTGCGAGGCGATGATTGCGTACGCGCTCTGTGTAGCTGCGGAGATTCCAGGGTCGATTGCGAGGTATACGTCTTCGCCCGGAACCCACTCGACGTGCTGGACGTGCGTTGGTATCGAGAAACCGGGGTGGACAAGCCCGTGCGGGGGCGCAGGCACGCCCATATGCCGTTCGTTGAAGTGGTCCTCTGTCATTAGTGACTTGAGGCGCAGTATCTCGGAGTCGTTCTCGCCGTCGGGGTAGATCGCTGTATTCAGGTGCGATGCCATCGACCATGAGCGTGAGTCTTGCGTCGACCAGATGTGTTCGGGTTGCCATTCCTTCCATAAGGATGCGTACCAGCCGAGTGAACTCTCGAATGTACCTTCAAGGAAGAGGAACCCGCGCTTCTCAGCGACTCTCCGTTGGCAAGCCAGGTACGATTCGTAGTCGATCTGGGATGCTTCGCAGACGACAATCCCAATCGGGGCTGTCATGGCGAGAGTTCGGTGGTCGTTGGCGGTCTTCGTGCGTACAAAGAATGGTTGCCCACCCTTTATGCCGGTAGTTACTTCGATTCTGCCGGGGTCTACAGACGACGATGCGAACTTGAGTAGTCCTAATGCGGAGAAGAACTGCGTCATGTAGTCGAACTCGGCTTTTGTTCGGGCGTAGTCGGCAGCTACGAGCCAGAGTTCGTCTCCGCCCGGATCACCGCCTGCTCCGATGGTCTGAAGTATGTACTCCATGACCTTGACGCCGCCGTACATTGCTCCGACGTGACTTTTCCCAAAGCGTTCCCCACCGGCTAGCAGGGTGAATCGGGTCATATTGTTAAAGAGATCGCTCTGCGCTGCGGTTGGCGTCCAACCGACGGCGTTCAGAACGTCAGACGCGAACGGATCGTCGAGTATCTGAGTTGCGATAGTCACTCGCTAACTATAACGCAAAGAAAAAAGTGGCTCTGCCCCGGAGATGCACGTACCTTATTTGGGAGAAGGTACTCGGGGCAGGCCACAAGAAGGAGTGCGGGGAGGGAATCCGCACAAAAAGGAGTGTATCAGGTCGCAAAGATAGACGCCGTAGAAAGATCGTAGTACGCTTTTGGCGCATTGCCCTCGACTCCTGTGTCTTTCGATAGTCGGGAGCAATGCAACAGGAGTCGGGGGCTTTTTCTTT